AGTCAATTAGGGCCGTTACGCGGTGACTTGGTTGGTGATAACGCAATCGTAATCCGCAAGGGTTGTTCCGCTCTGGTCTCTTACCGAAGTATCACCAGACGGGGTTTTGACGAGGTTGAATCTTCCGTCCTTGATTACTCCCTCGCTAAACCAAATGGTTGCAATCGAGCAATTATAAGCACGGATGTTATTGATGCAACAATTATGAATCAAATTGTAATTATAATCCCCGTTGTACTGCCCCCCGTAAATCTTTACAATGGCTTGTTTCTGCGAGGTCGGGCCACCATCGGAAAGGTCGGATGCGGTCACATTATAGATTTCGTATTCTCCCGTGATAAGGATTAAAACGTGATTCGTTCCCGTTGTGTGGACATTGTGGAAATGAATATCGTGCGAATCGTGTCCATAGCCGAAATCATAGGCATAGTCGAATGGAACGATAGGTATAGTTGCGGACATTATATCATATCGTTTGGTGTTTACATTATAAACCACCACCGAATCATCTTGCGTACTACCGGAGATGTTATACACATCAATATGGTCTCCCATCACATCAACCCCGTCCCCGTTCTCCCGGATTGTGTTGAAAACAATATCGTGTACCCGTCCATTCCGGCATCGTGCGATGTTGATTGTCCAGGCGAGATTCTTTTCGATGGTCAGTCCGGCTATTTCAAATCCGTCCGTCCCGGCGAGGATAATGACATTGCCACGCCAACCGACAACTCGCCCACCGCTCTGCGATGCGTTGTTCTCCATCACAAGGGTTGCCCCCTTCTCGCCAATGATACTGATATTCTTTGAGGGTGGCATATTGTACCGATTAAGTGCGTGTCCTACGGGGTTGTCCGGGTCTACGGTGATGTTCGCCGTTCGGAACATATTGTCCACCGTGTTGTCCGTCATTCGGATAGTACACCCAACAATCTTTACACGGGTGTTGTTCGGCAACACGATTGCCTGTGTTATTAGGTATTCTTGGGTGTCCTCGAAACGAAGTTCATAGCCTCCGTTGCTTTCAAGGATGAAGTTGTTTGCAGCGATAACCTTCTCTGCGATGGTCGCACCCGTGAAGTCCTCCGGCTTTACAATCGGGAGATTCTCATCCAACACGCAATCCAACGAAGTCAGCACATTAACCGGGTTTCCTACACCGTTTTTTATACGAATCTTTTCCATATTATTACGAATTTATTGAAACCGATTGTTCCGTTCCATCAACCCGCTTGTAGAAAAGGGTTGCCGTCCCCGTAGAGTGATATGGATATACGGTGTCGGTTAATTCATCAAAGAAAGCCGGACGGGAATTTTCCGAATCGTAATACGGTTTGAGTACAAGGACATTACCATTGTTTGTGAATACACGATAGCCGTAAATTATCAATTTTGCGTATTTGGTGGATATTGGTGTCCCATTATTGTTCAATGCACACAATGTGACGGGGACGGTACTTGAAACCGTACCCGACATATTACCACCTTCCGCAATAAGTGTTTCGACACTTCCGTTCACCTCGTACAACTTTACCCCGTTAGAACTATTGTTAGTTATAACGATACGGTATTTTTTTCCGAGTTGGATAAGGTGGTCAGGGTCAAATGTTACAGTACTTCCAGTGCCCTTTACGATTCTGAATTTTTGTGTTGAGGTTTCACCGAAAAAACGAAGTACATTGGTTGTCCCATTAACCCGTGTTCCAAACATATCTTGGACTACTGAATCCTCCAACATAAACACCATCTCATAGTTGTAGGAAGATGCAGGGTTTATGGTAGTCACATACGGGACACCTTCAATCGCCTTGCTTGCGACATATTCCATCAAGTACGAAAAGTTCACGTTGATGTCCTTTGTCGCATATATGGATGAATCCCCGACACTTGTGACTTTTATCGTAACAGGGGAGAAAGATGCACCTGGCAACACGGAAAGTTCACCCGTGTTTCCGTCTATACTCGCATAAGACGAGCCACTTTCGATGCTCCAAACCACATCCCTCTCGTTCGTGTCATAAGGAGTGAAATAGGCATAGAATTTTGCCTTGTTTGTCATATCATTTACATAGTCCGGGCCACCAATTGCGAGACTTTCAAGTGCCCCTCCGGTTGCCATTACCCTTCCAAGATTCTTCGATGCGAAAGAAATTGAAGGTACAACTACTGCAATACCCATATCCAAATTAATTTATAGTTTCGTAATTAATAGTGTTTATTGCGTGAAGTCCATCACTATCCACCCGAACACCGACATTCAAATCGTTGTCCACGATGAAATATCCATCTTCCACCACATTGACAACCAAGTTGTTTACTTTGGCCTCTAACTGACCGATTTGATCCTGGAGGTACTTGCCCATCGCAGCCGTCAATGCCTGTGTAGCATCATCGGTTGTAGTGTTGTTGACCAGGGTGAAGGGATAGGCAACGGATGATCCGGTGTCTCCCTGGACACCCTTGAGGTTGTGAAAGGTCAAGGTAAGCACACCACCGCTGACGGATGCCTCCACCGAAGGGACTCCGGTGTTGTTGTCAACCGATGCCGAAACCGAGGTCACACCCGGAGGCCCTTGCACACCCGGATCACCCTGCACACCCTTGAGGTTGTGGAAAGCCAATGTCAAGACTCCGGAGGAGTAGGACACATCCACCGAGGGAGTGCCGACATTGGAGTCCACCGATGCATCAATGGAGGAGATGTAGGCTGCGATGGCATCATCAATTGCCTGTGCCATCTGCTCGTTGGTGGGATAGTCCGAGAGATCCACCGCAGTTGTTCCAATCTTCTCCCAGGAATAGACTCCCTCCTCCAGGATGGTCACATATTCATCCTTGTAGTTGTCCTCCTCCGAGCCGGATGCAGGGATGAGATAGATCTTGTACATCGTGTCGGCAGATGCGGTGGGAAGGGTGTCCGCCACAACGAATTCAAACTGATGCACGGCTGCGATCAGATCATCCACCTGCCCCTTGGTGTAGGTCTCGCTCTTGAGGTAGTAGTTGAGGAGGTTGCCCACCGCATTGTTGATGAAGCCGGAATCGTTGAGGAGCTGCGAGGTGGATTCCGGTACGATCTTGATGACCTGCTTCGTCCAAGTCCCGTCCCACTTGAGGAGAGCCATCTCCCCGGCATTGACAACGATGCCACCGAAATTGGTGTAAGTCCCCGTTGTCCCGGTGATGTAGATGACATTCTCATCCGGAGAGCCGGGATCGGTGTCCCGGTCTGCGACACCTGCGAACTGATAATACTTGCCGAGGGCATTGATGGTTGCGATCATCACGGAGTTCAGAATCGCACCCGTAATCTCCCGCATCCCGTTGCTCTTGATGTAGGCATTGGTTGCTGCCTTGATAGCTGAATATTGGCTCATCGTATCTTCGTTTTCCTTGAGATAGAAAAATGCCCCTTTTCGTAAATCTACCAGGAGAGGATGTTGTAGGACACCCCGACACCGACATAGGGTGTCACCCCGTCCTTTCCGAAGCCGACACCGCCTTGGACACCGAGTCCCCACCGGGACTGCACCTTCACCGGGACGATGTGGTTTATCACCCTCTCCGTCCGGTAGTGGAACACCGAGTCAACCTCCGGGTTGATGCCGGATGCGTACACCCGTGCGAGGGAGTCCTCCCACACCACCTGCTCCCTCTCAAGGACGGCATAGATGGTATCATTCCGTTCGATGTATTCCGTGACCGGGACGAAGGTGGTGTCAACCACCCGCCTTGTGATGTATTCCGGCTTGTAGGAGACTATCGTGTCACGGATGACCAATGTGTCCACCCTCTCAACGATAGGGGATTCTCCGCCCTTTTTGGCGGTAATCCTTCCTGCGAAGAAGCAGGTCGCACCGAGTCCGAGCAAAAGGATGAGGAGAAATATGACCTCCTTCGCCTTCATCTCGTTGCGATGAACTTGAGGATGCCCATAGTGGCTGCGTAGGCAATCCATATCTTGGTCTGCTCCTGGATCAACCACTCCATTTCCTCCTTGTTATCGTAGAAAAAATTTTCAAGAAGCACCGCAGGGCATTTGGTCTTGGAGAGGAGGTAGAAGTTCTCCTCCCAGTCCCGGTCTCCGTCCGACATATCCTTCCGGATCTTCCTGCCGGGGAAGGTGTCCTCAAACCAATCGTAGAGGCATTCGGAGAGTTTGTCCGCCCTGGTGATGCCCTTGGAGGTGTAGCAAGACCATCCCTTTGCGTTCATCCACTTGCTCCCGTTCCCGGCTGCGTTTGCGTGGATGGATACAAGGATCACATTCAATGCTCCCAGGGCGGTGCAGACCTTGTTCACCCGCATTGCCCGTGTCTTGAGAGGGATGTCATTGGTCTCCTTGACAACGAGTTCCGCATCAATGCCCCTGGATATGAGGTTGTCCAGGAGGATGTCCGCCACCTCCCTGTTCCACTTGTATTCACGGAATCTGCCGTCCGGAGACCGCTTCCCCGGAGTGTCAATCCCGTGTCCCGCATCTATCAAGACCTTCATTTCTCTTCGATGAGTTTCTGCAAGCCGTAGTTTGCAAGGGTGGAGGTGAGGTTGTCAACCTGCACCCGGAGGTCGGAGATCTCCTTCCGGAGTTCCGCATTCTCACGAAGCACCTCCTCAAGCCTCGCCTTGTTGTCATCTGCGAGAGTCTTGTAGAATTCAAGGCTCTCCTGCATATTGGTGATGAGGTTGGCATCCACCTCGGAGTTGTATTTCCTCTTGGTGAAAAACCAGGTGGTGAAGGATGAAACGAAGGTGGCAATTGCACCCGTCAGTACGGCAATCCAGGTCTCTTCCATTGATCAGTTCGTTTTAGCGGTTTGTAGGTATCAGTAAACTAAAAAGTCATCGTTGAAGTCCAGGGGAGAGAATTCGTTGAAGAATTCCGGGCAAGCACCCGTCATCGGGACGGAGAGGGTGACATTGCAGTACACCCCGGCACATAGGTCTGCGAATCTTTGGTTGAACACATTGAACACATAGGTTGCCTCCGCCACTAGATCGTATTCATCCAGGACACGGATGATGTTGTTGAGGGTTTGGATGCCCGTTGACTGAATCTCCACCTCGTTGGACTTGTCATCCTTTAGGCGGTCAACATAGAAGAAGGTGAAGGTAAAGTCAATGTACGATGAGGAGGACAACGATGAGTGTTGCCCCTGCAACCAGGCGAACACCCCGTATTTCGCATCCGCCTTCTCGTTGAGCCGGAACACATCGTTGCGGACAATCATATTGACGGACGGCTGCTTGGATGCAACTGCCTCAATCATCTTGATGACCTCTGCCAATGTCATAGTGCTATCTCCTTGTCTTTCTTCCCCTGGCTCCGCCAAGGAATATTCCGCAGGATGCTGCGGACTTGAGGTTAGCCTGGATGCGGTTGCAGTCGCAAGCCTTCAGCTCCGGATAGGCGGTGCGGTTGTTGAGGAGGAAGTTCTGCAGGTCGAGGCAGTAGTTGTCCGCCTTCGCCTGGTAGAAGTATTTCTGCTTGGCTATCTCGTCCTGGGTTGCCACCTGGAGATTCTCATCGGTGGTCTTTGCGACACCGAAGTTGACCACCTTGTAGGACACCCTCTCCACCACCTCCACGATGGTCTCGTATGCGAGGTAGTATTGGCATCGGTCAAGGAGATCCTTGTATGCGGTGTTGTCCTCCTGGTTGATCTCCCCGTCTTTGACAAGCTGCTTGAGCCTGGCGAGGAGGCAGTCACCGAGGATGCCCTTCAAGCCGATCTCCTGTGCTTCACGGAGCGAGGGCAGGAGGTATTTCCCGGAGAGGTTTTCGGAGACATTCGTGGTCTCCTTGATGAATTTCTCGGAAGAAAGGAGTATCTCTGCCATATCAGTTCGCAGTTTGGTCGGTTGGAGGAGTGTAGGGGATGTTGAGTATCTTGTAGGCAGATTCCTCATCCAAGCCAAACAAGACCTGCAGAGTGCCGAGTTTCTGCTCGGTGGTCATCACCGAGGACTCAAGGACGGACATCAATGCCTGTGTACCACCGACACCCAATTGGGTTGCGAGGGAGACGGAGGCATCACCGCCCTCGCCCATTGAGAACGGAGTTATCTCAATGACATCCTCACCACCGAAGATGCCGTCATAAGTTTCAATTATGAGGATTTGGATAGGCTTGATTTGTGTCCGGTTGTAGAGGGTAAAGGATTCCTCATACTGCTCGTTGGCGAATCCATTGCCCTCCGTAGGAATGCCCACCAGGTTTGGGTTACATCTAAAGGCGGTGAAGATTTGTTGGCGAGAGTGTTCCGAGAGTGCCTTGTACCTCTCACCGAAGTCCTCCACCTTGAATTCAATGATGTCCGTTGCTGACTCCTTGTTTGGATTCCAACTGAAGGCTATTCTGCCCCCATTGGTTGCCCCTGCGAATTTCTCATTGAATTCGGACTCGATCTCTTTTTTCATCTCATCTCCGGGATCTCCGTTGTTGAAGTTCACGATGGCGGAGGAAACGAAATGGTTGTTGATGTCCGAGATGTGGAAGTCATCAATGAGCCGTTCGATCTCACAAGCCTTGATTGCTGCGGAATAGACCGGGGCGGGATAGACCTGGGTGTTCACATTCTTGACAAAGACAACCGAGGATGCGTTGGCATTTCTCTGCTCCGGAGTGAGTTCATCCCAATTTGGGATGGGCATATATGCCGGATAGGTGATGACATCCTTCTTTCCCCTCTTGCTCCAATTCTCGCAATAATAGAACACATCGCATTCCTTGTTGGTGCGGAGGAATCGCATATCAAGGTGGTAGATTTCCGCCACCCGTCCGGCAAGGTCACGGATGATTTGCAGGGCGAATCCTCCGTAGATCTCAAAGTCCTTTGCGATGTCACGCACCTGCTCCCGGATGGTGTCACCACTCCGGTTGACCACATTGTCCGGAAGGGACTCGGAGAACTGCCGGATGGTCACATCATCACCTGCGATGTAGTCAATGTTTCCGTTGATGACCGCCCGCAGGGTAGGCACGGAGTTGTAGAGTGAAAGGAGGTATTCCGGAAAGGAATCCCCGTCACCCCATTGCACCATATCCTTCCCGTTGAGGATGGTCTCCTTGGGAGACACCACATAGGTCTCCACATATTGGTCAATGGCAGCGAATCGGAAACTCCCGGTCACCCTCCCGTCAGGCTTCGTAT